TTAATTTTATTCTGGCATCAGGAGGAACTCCTGGAGAGATACTTTTAACTTTTGCCGAAGTACTTAAAGGAGTTAAAGAAGAAAGACTTTTGGGAGGAGGATTAGGGACTACCCTTCTTTGCTCTCCAGCCTCAATATGCATAATCCAAAAATGAACTGTAGTTTTTCCGCGATTTGGTTTAAGCGCAAAACCTAGAGTTGAAAGCGACCAACCTGCTTCCCAGAGTGCACGAAGTCTTTTATTGCGCAACTCATCGGAAAGGCTATTTAAAAATAGACTCTCATCTGCTGGAAGTGATGGTTGACGTTTCATCACTCTATAGTACTAGTATTTAAACAAGCGTTTAGTGAATTAAACTTGATAAATAGTGTCTTTATGGTGGAGAACTTTTATATTTGGATCCGCCCAAATTTTGTATCCAGCATCAATCGCTCTCTTACACCACGAATAATCTTCTCCGACATTAGTTTCAAATGGAAGATGAGGCCATTGAATTCTTTCTATGAGAAACCAAGGTCTTTTAATACTCTCAAAAACACCACTCTTCATCGCAACAAAACCAAAACCAACACCTATTACTTCAAATGGATCCTCCCAAAGGAGGAACTCGACTTTGTTTACTTGTCTTAGAAGACCTACATCGTTTGGGAGTGCTAGTGCAACTATCCCACTTGGACCAGTTTGATAAATGCCCGAAATGATGTCTTTATCTGAATCAAGAAGTTTTTTAAAAGTATCTACTTCCCAACTAATATCTGAATCTATCCAAACAATTTTGTCGTAAGTAAATTCCCCAGAACCTATCTCGTTTGTGTCGTAGTTAGGGGTGTAGCTATTTGTAGCAGTTAGTTCTCTAGCGCTAGGGACGAAGGAAGAATACCTACTTAAGAATTTATAAGTTAAACCCTGAGCGCTAAGCCAAGCACAAGTATTAACCACACTCTCTACATACTCTGGAACAAAGTTTCTCCCAGGGGTTGCTATCAATACATTAAAATGTGGTTTCTTCTCCATGCAAAAACTATAGCAGATAAGGGTTAAACTTTTGTACGAAAGATAAAAAATATGAACCTTTCCATTTTTTGCTTTTGGCCTGTGAGAAGGAAGCGGTTTATTTTTCAGCTTTTCTAAAATCGTTTCCTAATTTTTCGGCAAATCCGTACCTAGCAGCAAGTTTTTTATAGAGCTGGCTTAAATATTATTTTTAATTTATTTTATTTTTTATCTACTCTGCCTCTACTCTCTGACTTAGAAATAATTCTTAGTTTGCTTGTGCAACTCTTATAAATGCTTACTAGGTGTTTTATAGGCTTTTGAGAGTTTTGGGCGTTTTTAGGTGTTTTACTAGGAAAACACTTAGACACACTTGAAACTTAAATACTTGACTAGTTAGTCATAGTTAGTTATATTTGTAATAGAGGCTGTTAGGGTCTTTAGAAAAGGTAGGTAGGTAGATGTTTGGAGTTTCAATCACTGCTGGAGGAGTTACATACAACTTTGCTTTAGATAGTGAAAAAGATGTACGTAATCTTGTACAAAATAGTCATAGGGTTACTAATGTTGAAATCTGGTCTGGGAAAGAAAAACTTTCAGATTCTCAGGTTATTGACATGATTAACCAAGAAGAACCAGAACTTATTAACTCTTAGTATCCGTAAGCCTAGCCCCTAGCGACACGCTGGGGGATTAGTTACTTGACTATACCCGTATATGTTCTATAATAGTATTACAAGATAGAGAGAGGGACACAATGAAGCAAAAGACATACGCACTCACCAAAAGAGGAGAGTCGGCAGTTATGTTTGCTCAGGCATTACTACTGGTCGGTATTGGGTTTGCCGTATTAAACATATTCGCTAGAGTTGTTGTTTGGTTAGGCGATTTCCTAAACATCATATAACCTAGAAAAACAGAAGCCCCCTAATTCTTGGCTAGGGGGCTTTTGCTTTTGTGGGTATTAGTTAGGTTGTTGGGTCATCATTAACGGCAGAGAAAACGGCGTTCATCTCATCTTCTGATAAGTCACCATCTGCCAAATATGCACGAGATAGTTTTTCAACAACTACCGCAACACCACTAATTCCAGCCATCATGACTGCTTTCCATAATTCAACTCCAGCAATCGTACCCGCACCAACAACGCCAAGAGCTGACGCTAGAAATGTTGCGAATATTCTTCCTAGAATTTTTTTCATTTTTTTAACTGACAAGAGGTCCGTCCTTCCAAGGGTATACCTCAAGTACTAACCAAATAGCACTTATGTAGTAAAACAATTTTACTAAAGAAGCCGCAGTGTTAGTTTGCTGCTTGTATTTTTTAGGGGAGGTGAGCTGCTTGTTCTGTTAGGCAGCTCTACGGCAAGTTGTTAGTTTTGGTTAGGGAATTTGGCTGACCATTTATAGAAACTACTTCTGTCAGGCTTCCCACTTCTGTCATATGCATTAGGACCAATGTTCCAAGGTCCCCAATCCGTACCACCTTTACTCATCTGAAAGGCAACGCGGGCATTTATTGTTGGGTCATATAAGTCTGAGTTTGACTTAAGTCCGTACTTCTCTAATCTGTAGGGACCTAAATCTCCAATCATGTTTATCTGAAATAAACCAAAAGATAGATCTCCAGACTTAGGATTGTTGTTTAGTGCGTTTGGATTACCAGTTGACTCTTTCATGACAACAGCCCAAGCAGTCCGTAAACTTTCTCCCTTAAAACCAGCAGAGCGAAGAAGACTTATTAAATAATCATCTTCTATAAAGTGCTCTGGTTTCTTGGTCATGCCCGTATCAAGGGCTAGTTTTGCTCTTTCTTGTTCTACCTTAATTCTGAACGCTTCTTGAGCCATCCTGATAGATGTTTCGCGTTGTGTAGCGTAGGCACTTTCTATGTATGTCGTGTATGTCATTAAGAATATGGATGTAAACAGCACACTTATTGCTTGTTTTTGTTTTCGGGTAACACTATTCCTAGTTTTATTCAAACTTTTTTCCTTTGTTAGGGGATAGGGGATATAGCCAAATAACTCGGCTAAGTGTCTCTGTTTCTTCATATGTCGCTCTATCTAGTATACCAAGTATATCAGTATCTACATATAAAAGTAAGTCTATGCGTGTCGCCAGAGCACACATAGACCTACCCGTATGCAGAGAGAGGTAGGAAAGGTCTATCTCTCTCTTACAGACAAAGTTGCAGCAGTTAGCGAGGCAAAGCCAAACGCTACAACCCACTCAACTGAATTTTGATATGCAGAAATAAAACTTGCTACAGCAAACAATGTTGCAGCAACCGAACTCCAAATAATGTTACTTTTCATGAACTTAGATATACCTACCTTTCTTATCTCTACTCATAGCCCCTGCTCTATCTGACCTACTACTTGTTCTACCTAGGAGTCTTGTAGATGCATCTCTAAAAGTTACCCCAGACATTAGTATTGCTTTGCGAGCCGTGCGATATGCAACGCCTAACTCGCAAGCAACATCTTCTACAGATAGCCCAGATAAATACAGATCTGCTGCCTTCTGTGAAATTCTTTTGCTTTTCAAGCTTCCCCTAAAAAATCTGAGCTGCTGTAAGCTGATCAGCTGGATCAGTTGTTTTTTCCGTAACTCCTGAGTAGACAGTCTTTACAACTTCAGCCCAAATTTTTGGTGTGTGCGTGTATGGCTGATAACCACCAGCACCACCAATAAGAACTCTGCCATTTGAATACTTGTTTGCAATTTTTGCGATTTGTTTTGCCGCATATGCATAACCTGGGTAATCAAACTGCAAACCACTTAGTGGGTCAGTTTTGTGTGCGTCTGCACCTGTTGCAAGTAGCACGACATCTGGTTGATACTTGTCTGCAAGTTCAACGATTTCATCTATTGCTTTTGCAAACATTCCATCCCCTGCACCATTTGGTAGCGCCCAGTTATAAGCATGGTTTTCTATGTCATGTTCATTACCTGAGAATGGATAGATATCCCTTTGATGTATTGAGCATGTTGGAATATCGGTATCCAACAATAACTTTTCAACACCATCACCATGATGTGCATCCCAATCGATGTACATAGGTTTTAGATTAAATCTATGAAACTCTTTTGCTGCGAAAGCCATATCGTTAAATACACAGAAACCACTTGAATGGTTGTAGTGAGCATGATGCTTCGCACCTTGAGGATTGAAAACAACTCTTGCTTCTCCAACTATCATTAACTCAGTCAGCCGTGCAGTTCCTGCGAACATTTGCAAAGCCGTAGTTCCTAATTCTTTATTCTTACCTGACCACTCAGATGAAAAGCCTTGTTCTACTACATCATCTACATAATTTTTGTCATGTATTTTGTAGAGGTCTTCTTTGTCATAGTCCTTAACTAATGGTTCAATTTGTTCTATGCGGCCTGATTCTAGAGCTTCCCCTAAAAAATTTACAGCAAGAAGAGCTCTGTCTGGGTTAGTTGGGTGACCTTCACCTAACTGCCAATTCAGATACTCATTGCCGT